GTATTCCAATACCTGGAATAACGGGCAACGTTATAGGTCCCGCCAGAGCACCTACGGGATCAATCAAATAAATTACAGTCATTAGAACCTCAGATGAGTTTGATGCGGCCGGAGTAAGCGATATTTCGCGGTCTGATGGCATCCCAATGATGCGCAGCTGAAGTGCTACTGCCTGTCAGACGAGAGTCTGAAGCAGCAGTACGTTTGTCATAGTTTCTAACATCGGCAGACCGTCCTTCGCCACCGCCGCTCAGTACTTCACTAGCTGCTTGAGAAGAACCAGCTACCCGAGATATGTCGATAGCCCTACTCTCATCGAGAATCCGCACGAACTCACCTCGCCCCTCTGGTCCCCGAAAAGTCGCAGCACCATCCCCGTCGGTCCACCCCGCCTCCATTCCAACGCGACCGGCTTCAGTGGTCAGCATCCCGGACTGCTGGGCATGGTCCCAAAGCCAGGGCCATTCGGAACGAATAAATACCGAACCAGAAATTGTCCCGTAGCCTCCAGGCGGAAAACCAGTTGTGGTGTCGAACACCATTCGCCCCAGTGGCGTGGCGTCATTGCGCCCTACCGGCCACCAGCTACCTGCTCCGTCACTGCGCAAGTGCCACCAGTCACCCGCCCCCATCAATACGAGGAAGGGGTAGCCCGCTGGATTCAGATGGGTGTGCAGCTTTATTTTTTCGCCATTAGCCGCCAACACGTTGAGTCGATTACCAGTGTTGTCGGACCGACGCAGAATTACGTCACGAACGCCTAGGGCGGAATTGGAAGCTGGCAAGGTGACGCTCACTGTGGTCGACGTAGCGTCAATTACTACCAGTCCAAGATCACTAGCCAATAGAGCTTTTGACGAAGAAACATAACGAAAGACAGTTTGGGAGCGGGTGGTTATTTTATTGATAGCGACAAGTAGCTGCGTATTATTGCCCTCATCAGGCACCAGCTCTGCGTCGACAATGACATTGATAATCTCCTCGGTGACCGCATTCCCCCAAGAACTAGGAATATAAGTCCCCACTTGACCGGTGTTGATATCCTCATCCACAAACCGATCGTTAACCAGCCCTATACCTGGTCTGCTTTTTGGAAAATCCATTACACATTTACTCCATTACTTTAAAATTAACGCCATGCACAGCTTTACGACACAGGGAGTCAACCAATACGACTAGCCCATTAGCGCGTGTTAAAAAAGGCGCCAGATAGTGATATCGCTATACACTTCACTGACTCCAAGATTGAGCGGGTAGCCCAGTCCGTAAGTATTTAAACTTGCGACCGCCTGAAGTTGAAGTTCGATGGTCTTGACAGCATTCAATGTGAATGAGCCCATGAGATGGGCGAGCGAATTAGTCAGGTTCCCAGTTCCCACTGCACCGTTCCCGATGCCTTCCAAAACCCCCACTGAGTCGGTCACGCTGTACAGCCTCAAACGAGCATTGTGGATGTTGCCCAATGCTGACTGGCCGATCACAAAGTAAGTACCGGCAGGCAGCGTCACCTGAATGGAAGCCAGCGTGGCCCCGGAAATATTGTTAGCCACTACAGTATTCAGATCACGCGTGCGCCAAGCACCAGCCGTGTAGGTACCACCCGACGTCCCAAGCGGTTTTACATCACGAAAGTTTGCGAACCGGCGTGCGAAGCTAGTGGCGCCTGTTGCGATTTGATTCGATGCAAGCTTGAGCGGCGTAACGGCAGCTGTATCATCATTACCGGCATTGACCTGGGTCTGCGTAGCAATCCTGGCAATACCGGCTTTCTCCTCAGAGGCGTTATCAGGTCTGCCCTCTGAAACCAGTCTTTCAATCGCCACCACCAACTGATCATTCTGCCCCTCGGTCGGCACCAGCTCCGCCGCCTCAATCACGTTGATAATCTCCGACGTCATTGCATTACCCCAGTCCGCCGTGATCAATGATCCGACCTGACCGGTCATGTTGCTTTCGTCGATGAATCGGCCGTCAACCAGCCCGACGTTGGGCACGCTTTTTGGAAAATCCATTATTCATTTACCCCGTAATTTAAAAACTCATGTGCATGCGCAGGGACTGCGCGGCGGATGACGCATTCGAACGCGCTACTGGAGTTCACTCCGAAACGCTCGCCCCAGTGGGAGACCGCAAAGCGTCGACCCAATCGCAGCCGTGGTCCGGTGTTCAGGGTCCACATGTACTGCGCTGACCAAGTACCAAAACGGGACTTGCCGAAGCGGGCATTACCAAAACGTGGTGTGCGGTATTCGGTGACTGTCGCGTGTGGATAGCCCACCGATATCGCCAGTTGCACAAAGAACGCGGGGGTCTGCCCGCCCACTTCTGTCAGGCGACGGCGGACTGCCAACTGCCGGTCTTCGAAGGTGGGGTTCACGCCCAGGCATGGATCGGGCAGACCCATGACTCGCTCCCAGTCCGGGACCAGTTCACGTACGTGGTTTGGATCGCTTTCACCCAACAGGTCAGCCAGGCGTAGATCTTCGCGGGCCAGTTCGAGGGACCCGGCTTCGAGCAACTGATGAATTTCCGGAACCCTCTCTGCATCCCAAGCGGGGCCGGGAGGCAGCAGAGCCTTGAGCTGCGCGTAATATGCAGCGGCTGTTCTTATCGCCATAAGATGCCTCCAAAAGTGGGCAACTCATTGGCGTCCGGTTGCACGTTGCCGAGTGGCGCGAACAGGGTGTGATCCTTTTCGCCTGCCGCGCCGCTAATAGCTTCGGCGATATGGCTACCGAGCAACACAACGCCCAGGTCGGCTTCGCGGCTGTGCAGGTCAATCAGCGCGTCTTCCACGGCTGCCCGAATCGCACCGCTGTCCGGAGTCAGTTTGATTTCGTACTGGATCGGTAGCTCGACCGGCGCAAACACCCGCACTTCTGCGGTAACCGGGCGCATCGATTCGATGTAGTCGTATACACGTTGCAGTTGCTCGGCGTTAGGGATCGGATCGATATCGCCGTCGCTCACCACAAACAAGCCAACCGTGCCCGGCCCCATCCAGTGCCTGCGCACCCAGGCCCGCGTCACGCCTGGCACCTCCAGCGCCCAGGTCACGTAATCACTCTGATTACCGCCATGGGGCACCACCGCGTAAGAGCGCATGACTTTGGCTCGCAGTGCTTCGAGGCTTTCCTGTTCGGTGCCGCCAGTAAGGCCGGGCTCAAGCACCACGAAGGTATTGGCGACACCGACCACCGGCGAAACCGTGGTCAAGCGAGTCGCCGCCGACGTATTACCCAGAATGCCTGGCACCACGGCTTCCAGTTTCACCGAACCGCTCAACGCCGTGAGCGTGACCGACAGCGATACCTTGAACAACGCACCATCACCTTCACGTTGCAGCAATGTCCCGGCATCCAGCACCGCGCCCGCCACTCCGGTGAAGCTCGCGGTACCCGCTGAACTCACTGCGGGCAGATAGCTGCGCCTGAGCCGCAGCAGTGCCATGCGCAGCAGGTTTTCTTCATCAGCGGTGTCGGGCAGGATCTGCGCGGCGATGTAGTGTTGATGCCCGTAACGACCATAGGAGGCAGCGCCATTAATGCGCGCCAGGACCTCGGCGTCAGAGCGCAACAGCGCGCTCGAACCCGCCAGATCGCTGCGGGCACGACTGATCAGTTCGGGTAGTGAGGGAGTTTTAAACGGCATTGATCACCAGCCATAAATTATCGAGATAAATTTCCACCGTGGCGCCGCCCATCAAGGCCAGCCTCACTCGCATGTCGAGCCGTTCCGCACCGCGTGTGATGTCGATCAGGACGGCCGAAACCCGGCCGTCATCGAGCATCCATTGCAGTGCTTCACGGGCGTAATCCTGGGCATCGCGTTCGGTCTGCACGGTGAGAGTACGGCGGCGCAGCAGGTACAACCGCGAGCCGATCTGGTCGTCGGTGACCGTAGGAAAACTGTCGCCCCACCAGCCATAACGCTCAGGGTCGTCCAGCTTGTCGTCCACCCCGGCCCGCCGCCATGTCAACAGGCTGATGATTGCTGCGCGGCGCCAGGCCTGCTCTGTGGTTGCTTCATTGATCACTGTCATGGCTAGCCTCCTGGCACCGGTTTTTTGTCCGAACCTTCATGCACGTGCGTGACCAGGCTGACGCCCGCCGCGACCTGATCACCCGACGACTCGATGCGCCCGGTGGTGCTGATCAGCGGTGTGTCGAAAGTCACTCCGCCGCTCGCCTTGACGCTCAAGTTTGTGGTGTTCAGATCCACGGAATCGATGGCGTTGATTTGCAAGGTCAGGGTCTGCAACTCGATGACACGATTGCGTTTGAAGTGGATGAAATCCCCCTCATCGGTGTGCAGCGCCACTTCGCCGTTCTTCAGACCGGTCAGGCGAAAACGCCGGTCCGAAACGCAGATCACCACGCCGTGTGATCGGTCGCCGCCGATAAAAGCGGTCAGGCCCTCCGCGCCGGGATGCGGGTTGGAGGTGTAGCCGTACGGCTCGAAGTGTTCGAGACCGTCCTTCACTTCGTTTGCGGTCAGGGTCATTTGCAGGGACTGAATCGCCCCGGCCGGGTTGACCAAATTGACGACTCCGCGGACGAGCGTGTTCAGCAGCTCTCTCATGTCGAAGGCTTCCAGTAGGTAATAAAAGTGGGTGAGCGATGGTTTACGTGGCGTTACTCAAGCTTTTTGGGCTCAGGTAGAAACGCTTCGATGGGCGCGACAGTGAGGTCTGCGGAGGTGCCGCTTTCCCCCAGGTTGTACTGGATCTGGCTGAACAGC